CCGGGTATAACTGCGGTGGTACCTGCACTATTACCAGTCAACGGACCATGCTGGCTCATCTCTACAGGCGTACAATAACCAGACTGATAAAAACCTGCACTAGTCAAAGTAGCACGCAACTCAGCAGAGACAAGACGATAATTCAAGAGGGCTGGGGTCAGCTGGGCAGTAAGATAACTGGAATTAGACCCAGCCACGCTTTGAACGCCTGTACCACTTGTGGCATAAGTCACAGTAGTAGCATAGGCATTCGTAGTTGAGTAGCCAGGAATAGCATCAGAAACAATCATTGCCCAGGGATTTATCATAATAAATCCATTACCATTCGAATTCCCACAAGTGAAGGTATCAATCAATTTGACACGCAATCGACTTGTGTTAAAAGGGAAACCAAAGGGAATACATGCTAAGGGACCATCACGCGGGTTCTGCAATGCAGCTGCAAAATCCCACGAACACTCTTCAACATTCGTACCACCAACTCCAGAAACAACAAGAGCACGGCTACGACCTCTCTTCGCCTTTTTACCGGCGGCATAAGGAGCCATATTCAAACCTGTTGACATTGGAAATTTCGTGCTACGTTTGGGGAGCGGATTATAACTAGACTCTGAACGTCTACTATTTCCCTTTCTGGCACGTCTCGCTCTATATCTACGTCGGCGAGCACGACGAGCAGCTGTAGGACGAGGCATAGAATGTTCACAAGATATACGAATGCAGGACTGGAACGTATCAAACAGTCCAGCATAAGTTTGTTTTAAAGTGGCACATGTTTTAGGATCTACCACTCCATATCTCTCAAACAAACACTCTTCGACGGAAAATATATCAACATCGAGGTCTCGAAACTTACGCTGATAAGCTCTCAAAACATGTAAAACTCTGAGTCCATAAAATGTATTCTCAAAGAGTTCTTTCCAAAGGCTCAAAAGTCGCTGGAAATCATAGGTGACGGAACGACCCCGCCTGTAAAAGATAGAAGCATAGAACTTCTTCTCCCGCGGAACCAACTTGCCTGCGATTAAGGACGTGCCACAAAATTTAATAGTGTCCAGCTGATAATGCTCTTCGACGTCTTTCAACACCGTGGCATATTCACCAAAATCAAAAACTAAATCAGCACACGTCAACTTACAACCATTGAGGCAATAAGTACCATCATCACCCACAATTCCAGGGACTAACGTTCTTCCTATTGTACACCCACATCGTTTAAGGTTAGAGCGAATCAATAACAACAACTGCGCTAGGCAGTTCAAAACCAAAGTGAGATAACCACCGGAAGCGTTACCACCATGTTTCGCGAGCACAAGACCACCAAATGTTACAAGCAAAGCATAAATTGTTTCAGTCACCAATACCGCTGCAGCATCTTTATATCGATCTTCAACATGGTCTTGTAAGACCAAGCTGGCATACCACAATAAAGAAGACACTAAGCGAGTATCATACTTCTTCCCATCAATAGAAAGGCACTTTCCTTGAAAACGTGCAGAAATTGCTTTCTGCCATTCTCCGTACTTCGTGCCCATTCCAACCATGATAGGCATAACTTTACTTTGCGAACAAATGTAGTCACAAAAGGGGGAA